TTTTTGATTCCCGACCAAATATTGCTTGCGAAACTTTGCATATTTTCCAAAGCTGAAGACCAGTCCCCACGCAGTAAAGCACACACAACTTTGATGATATCGAGTATTGCACTTGCCACGTCGATGACCGCTTCAAGAAACGGACCGAGTGCTTCGATGATTGCTCCGAGTACGCTCGACACCACGCCCCAAAGCGTCATGACAAGTCCGCCTATTAAATCGAAGACGGGTTTCAGCGTTTCGTACAACTCAACCAACGTATCCCACAGCGAGGCGAACAAGGCTTTGAGTTTTTCCCATATCGGTCTTACATAAGAAAAGAATTTGTTTAAGGCATCGCCTATGATGCTGAATGCCGATTTTACGCAAGTCCAAATATTCGTGAAAATGGTCTTGACCGTATTCCATATTTTCTCGCCGTTAGTTTCCCAAAACTTCTTGATTGCCGTTACGACGTCGATTACCACGTCTTTGACAAAATTCCAAACCTTTTCGGCATACGGCTTTATCTTGCCGAATATCGTCTTCACGGTCTTCCATATCGCTTTGAGTGCGGACACCACTCTGTTTATGAGTTTCTGCCCGTTCTTCGCCCACCATTGCTTGACAGCCTCGACTGCACCGAGTATCTTTGCCTTTATCTTTTCCCAAATCTTCGTTACGGCGTTTCGGAAGTCTTCGTTGTTCTTCCACAAATAAGTAACGACTCCGACCACCGCTGCGATTGCCGCTATGATCAAGCCGACTTTGCTGAACAGCAATTTTCCGACTTTGAGTATTGTACCGATGCTACCGATGAGCTTGCCGACAACCAATAACAGCGGCCCGATTGCCGCCGCCAATAACGCTATGGTTACTATGTTCTTTTTCGTTCCCATCGACAGCCCAATCAGCTTCGCCGTCAAAGGCGAAATATACTTTTGGATAAACTGTCTTATAATAGGAATTAACACGTCGCCGAACGATATGGCGATTTCTTCAAGCTCGGATTTTAATATCTTGACTTGACCTTGCAGAGTGTTGAGCTGCGTTGCCGCCATTTCGGACGCTTTGTTTGTTCCAGTGATTGACGCAGTCATATCTCTGACCGCATCTCCGCCCGCCGACATTAAGGCAAGCATACCGGGGCCTGCCCTTGATCCGAACACTTTCATTGCTTGGGCGGTGTCCATTCCCGCTCCGCCGAGTCTGTCTATAATCGTGGCAAGGTCATTCGTTGCAGGATTCACGTCATCAAACGTCAACCCCAATTCCTCGAACACTCCGAGTGCCGCAGCCGACGGATTCATCAGCGATACAAGCGATTGACGGAGTGCCGTTCCTGCGGTCGAGCCGTCATAGCCTGCGTTGTACAGCACGGACAATGCACCCGTAACTTCTTCGATTTCGTAACCGAGGCTGTTTGCCACAGGCCCGACATAACCCATTGAGTTCGAGAGTTTATCCATACTCGCCATTGAATTGCCGATTGCGGCGGCGAATACGTTGGTTACCCTTTCCGCTTGGTTCGCTTCCAAGCCGAACTGATTCAACGTAGATATTACCGTATCGGTAGTGAAAGCGAGGTCGCTCTGCGTTGCCGATGCAAGGTTCAAGGTTGCCTCTATGGAGTCTGCCATTTGGTCGACCTTGTAACCTGCCGACGCCATGTAGTATAAAGCATCCGCCGCATCCGATGCGGAGAACACCGTTTTACTGCCCATATCTCTGGCGATCGCTGTCATTCTTGCAAGCTCTTCGCCCGTTGCCCCTGCGACCGATGCCGCATTTGCCATACTCTGCTCGAACCCTTGCGACACGTTGACTGCCGCCGCTCCGAGTGCTACGAGCGGTGCGGTTATGCTTGCCGTGAGCTTTGTACCTGCTTTTGTGAAAGACGCCGACACCTTTTGTATTTTCTTTTGTGCGGTTTGTAGTCCTTTCGACAGCGAGGATATATCCGCCGCAATCTTCACGACAAGGTTTCTAATTACAGCCATATCTCGCCCCCTTTATTTGATTGTTACGCCTTTTGCCGCCGCCATTGCTTTTAAGATCGCATCGCTTTTACTGCTTGCTTTTTTGCTCGGTTTCTTCCTCGCCTCTTTCAGCAGTTTTTCAAGCCGTGGCAACTTTCTTTGCCGTGCAAGAGCTTCGGTGTGCCATGCAAGACACAGCAAGTTCTCAAACTCGGTCTGCTCGACATTCCGTTTCTGCTTGGCTATGAGCGTGAGTTCATACGGCGTATAATCGCCGACCTTTAACGGATCAACGCCCCACGTTACCACCGCTTGTTCGGACAATGCGAATAAATCAAAAACGGCGGTTACTTTTCCCCCGGCGTTTGCTCCGTATTCTCTCCGCCGAATGCTGCGGTCAAAGCCTCGCCGAGTTTCTCTGCCACTTCGGTGAGGTTGGAGTATTCGTCAATTAAGTCGCCGACCTTTTGTATTGTCAGCGTTTTGTCTTCGTGATAAAGACCGCCGTACACGATGGCAAGTAAGTCTTTAATGCCCAACTTATTAAGGTCGAGCGAAAGGATGGATTTGCCCGTCAAGTCTTCGATTTTGGCAAGTGCATTCATACCGTATCGCAAGGTTCTCGGTTTATCCAAATTGATTGTGATTCCGTTCTTCATAGTCCCTCCGTTTATTCCGCCGTTTCAAAGGTCAGCGCACCCGTTCCCGTGAATTCGATGCTGATAGACACAACGTCGTCTACGGGATCTTCAATGGAAAGGCTGTTTATGTAAGCCTCGCCCTGATAGTAGTTCGTTCCGTCCACGTAAAGTTTGACCGTTACCGTAGTACCGTTGATGAATGCATCCTGCAATGCTTTCTGCCCTTCGGTATCCACGGGTACTTCGTAGTCGCCCTCGCTCGATGCCGACCACTCTTTGAGTCCCGTGATATAGTTCTTCCAATCGTCGCCGAGTGCAGTTGTTTCCAAAGTATCAAGCGAAAGTTCGAGCGACCAATTCTTGATGCCTACCACTTTCTTGCTTGCAGATGCTCCGACGACTACTTTGCCGTTCTTTCCTGCTACCGCCATATTTGCCTCCTATTTTTCGTTAAAATGAAATTCAAATTCGATGCTCGACATATACTCGTTCATATCGAATTTAAGTGCCGTATTCCCGTTATACTCATAGTCCGATTTGATGAATACGGCTTGTATATTTAGCCCGCACATATCTCCGCTATAGTCTTGAAATACACACTTGACTTTACGGGATAGTTCCCGTGCTTTTTTGTATGTCGTATCGTGGCATACAAACTGCATCGTTTGCCGTACAAAGCCCGTATCCCCTTGCAAAGCCGAGTCATAATTCGCCAATACAGGAGTGTAAACAATAGCGGGCAACGGTGCGTCTTCGGGCAATACTATGGGATATATACGGCCGCATACATATCGGGAGATACTCGAATCCGAACACAACTTCTCATACACGGCTTGGCATATATCTTTCATATTTTCCTCCCTACCGCTCTCGATATCTCCGACACGATTGCGGCATTGATTTGATTTTGGTTATCGTCCACGGCATTCCGCAAAAACGGATTCGCAGGTCTGCCCCTTGCTCCGAGTTCGACGTGCGTTCCGTATTTGAGCGACTTGTCATAGTCAACTTGCACGGTCGCTTTCGTTGCCGTTGCCTTGCCTTCGGTCAGATGCAGACTTTGCTTTAATGCTCCCGTATCCACGGGGCAATTCCGCTTGGCGTCTTCAAGTGCGATTTTACCGCCCGCCTTTGCTCCCGCCATCATCACGCTTGCCGCCGCATCCTCCATTGCTTTTAGGTCTTTGACAAGCGCACTCGCCCCCTCGACCGTTGTTTTGACTTTCCTTTGCTTTGCACTGTAACCCATCGCTTACCAACTCCTTCGCATTCAGTATCGTGGCGGTATGGGCAGTTTCATTGTCGAGTTCGCCTACGATCTCGTACAACTTATTCCCATATCGGATACGGTGCAAGACCGTCAGCCAATGACAGTACCGCATGGTGATTCGCACCACTTTCTCGGCTGTCACTTGCTGTGCGAACATCTGCTCCGTTCCGCTTATAGGGACGATTGCCGCCCATACCTTTGCCACGCTTTTCCACTTGCCCGTTTCTCCGCCGTATTCATCTCGGTCTTTGAAAAACTGCAAAATTTCCACCCGGCGGTTAAGTCTGCCAATATCCATCAGAACGCCTCCCGTCTATACGCAAACAGCATTCGGCGGACAAGATCGAGCGTTTCCTTGATGTCCACGCCCGACTTGTCTTTCGCCACTTGCCGTTCTTCATATAAGGTTGCCGTAACAATGAGCATTGCCTGATGCACGGGTTCGGGGATTTCCTCGAACTCCGAGAGCTGCCGTCGCAACACTTCTTCGGTCAAGCCTTTCGCCGTAATGATGAGCGAGGAAATGAGCGCATCTTCGTCATCCCCGTCCAAGCGGAGAAAGTCTTTTGTTTCCTGTAACGTCAACACGCTCGATCACCCCCTTTTGTTTTACGAACCTCTCTTTGCGAGAGTAACGAACGGCGACACACTCGAACTGCCCTTGTAAGGAGTGAGCGGTTTGTTCCAGATAGGTTTGCCGTCCACACGATAGATAAAGCGGAACACCGACTCATCGTACAAAAAGCGGACGTGGATGGAACTTGCCGCCTTGACTCCGCCCTTATCAATGAGCAAGTATTGCCCGATATCTGCGAGAACGATGTCCCCGATATCGCCTGCGGCACTGCACTGTTCCAAAGGAATAACGGGACGACCGAACAGCGTCCCGTAGGGTTTTTCCGAAAGACCGCCCGCCGGGATGTACACGGGTTTATCGCCGAGTTTCAAAGTGTAAAGGTACGGCTCAAGTTCCTGATTGATATACCATACAGCATTCGCCCTCGACCTTGCCCACAGGCGATTCCACATCTTGATGAGATTCTCGACCGTGATGATATCGGTCTGGTCTTTTTCCTTTTCGACCTTAACGATCGCACCGCTTTTAAGGATGCCGAGAGGTTCGCCCTCGCCGCTTCCGTCAAGAATTGCATCGTCGATTTTGAACCCGAACTCTTCCGCAAACGCCTGACGGATGACCGCCTCCAACGCCGCAGCATCTTGCAACAGTTCATCCGTCGCATAGCATAAGCCCGTGAGTTTCTTCAGCGAAAGTTCCAACTGACGGAACTTCGGCTTACTGCCCGTAAGTTCGTCCGCCTCGCCTTCCCAATAAGTCTGCACTCCGCCCCATCTCGAACCGTTGGCACGGCTGTCTTCGTCCACGGCGTTTATCTTCATTCCGTTGGCGTTTGTGCTGATAGGGATTTTTTTCGCACGGCTTGCAAGAATTCCCGTTTCATAGGTGCGTTTTAACAGTTCGGTTACGAAGTCCTGCTGTACGAGGAACCCGCCGTCCGAGGGAGTGCTTTCGTTGAGTCCGCTTGCCGCTCTCGTAGTCAGTCTTTCATCCACCTTTCCGCCGGGAGCCGCCGCCCTGTATGCCGCAAGCAACTGTTCGCCGAAGGTAGCGAATCTCTTCTCTTCGCTTTTATTCGGCGTAGGCTTGACTTCGGGTTTCTCTGTTACCGACCTGTCTTCGGGTTCGATTGCAAGCATCTTTTCCGCACGGCTGATGCTCTCGTCCCACGAACGGATTTCCGACTCGTATCCGTCGATTTCCTTTTGTTCGTCTTCGGTGAGGAACCTGTCCTCTGCTTCCGCTTTATTGAGAACCGCCATCGCTTTGAGTCTGGCGTCTTCTCTTTTTGCTTTCATTTCAAGCACTTTCTTCATAGTCATATCCTTGATATCCTCCGATTAATAATTTTTGAATTTGGTCTGCAAGCCTTTGAGTTTCACTTGCTGTTTTGCTTTCTCGGCGGTTCTTTCTTCCGCCTCCGCCTTGCTCCGCTGTTCAGCCTTGTAGCCGTTGTATTCTTCCATCGCTCTCACACCCACGTCCGTGGCGGTATATGCGGGGAATGTTACGGGACTCACGTCGAACAGTTGAACCTTACGGATTTCTCTCGTATCCATTCCGTTTTCCGTCGACCATTTGTCTTCTTCGACTATGAAACCTATGGACATCTGCGTGATATCTCCGCGTCTGATACTTGCCTGCAAGTCCCTTGCCCAACTTGTATCGGGCGGTGTTATCCGCACACGCAAGCCGACTTCGTCTTCCACGAGTTCGAGCGTTCCTGCACGGTTACGCCCAAGCACATAGTTCGGATCGTGGTTGAACAATGCACGGATATCGTCTTTACCGATGCTTTCGTTGAATGCACCTTTGCGGACGATTTCCTTAAACGGAAAGATTCCGCCGAGCGTTTCCGACCACGAGTCGAACACCGCTGCGTGTCCTTCGATTACCGAACCGCCATCACTGTCCGCTATTCGCAGTTCCGCCATCGTGAGCATTCGCAATTCCTTCTTGCCCTTCTCCATCGCTACCTCCTTCTTTGTTTTCTTTGCTTACCGCTGTCATGTTTCCGTTCACAAGGTAAGCGTCGCCGCCTTGTTCTTTCGGTATCGGCGGTAGGTCTTCCAAGTGTCGGATGTCGTTTGCCGACAGCCAACCGTTTTGCCGACCTATTGCGTAGCCTTCCATTCTCGACTTGTAATCGCCACGCATCAACCCGTCCACGTTGAATCTGCTGAAATACAAAAGCCGTTCTTTCTCATCCAAGAGTGAACGGCTTATCGCTTGCTCCCACCTGACTAACCACGGGCGGATTGTGTGCTGTACGAATTCAATCGATTGGTGTTCTATGTTGCTGAACGTCGCTCTTTCCAAGTCGCCGACAAGGTGCGGCGGAACACGGAATATTCGGCAGATTTCGTTGACTTGATACTTTCGGGTTTCAAGGAATTGTGCGTCTTCGGGAGCAATGCCGATTGTGTGATATTTCATCCCCTCTTCAAGCACCGCCACCTTATGGCTGTTTCTCGTACCCTGATATACCTTGTTCCAACTCTCCCTTAACTTTTCGGGATCTTTCAGTATGCCGGGGTGTTCCAACACACCGCCCGGTCTTGCTCCGTTACCGAAAAACTTTGCACCGTACTCTTCCGTGGCAAGCGACAGCCCGACAGCTTCCCTTGCTTGAGATATCGGACTCAAACCCGTTACCCCGTCAAGCGACAAACCTTTTATGTGAAAGATTTGTTCGGGTTTGTACTCGTAGG